GTATATTGCTTGGCTTCTGTGGGGTGGTGATGCCGGTTGGGCCTGGGCTAAGAAGGTCCAAGGTGAAATGGAAGCAGCGGACAAGAATGGATAAAAGAACACGCCAATTCAACGAAGAGTTGGCATCGTTAATCGGAATCCAGAACATCGAATTGCAATATTCGATTAACCGCATTTCCCGCGAGGCTATGGGTATAGTCTCACGGAGGATGCGGTTTGCTATTTCAGATGAGCAAATCAATCAGGCATACGCTGTCAAATACAACATTGATATTATTTATTCTGAGATTCAGACATTCGTTGAGAAAAAATCTGAAAGGCTGATGGAACTTTACCTGAGAAACTTGGGCGTAATAATCACATCGACTCTTGAAAAATACTCCATGCTGGAAGCAAGGAAAACCATCAACAAGACCTTCTTTCCTGGAGTGCCTAAAGAGCAAATCCTCCGCATTATCCGCGGGGAAAGTATTGGCAAAAGAATACTAGCCAAGATGGCAAAAAGCGGAATGTCGCCAACCGTACTTTCGTCGCTGGCTATGATTCAAAGCGATCCAATGAAACGACAGAGGATACTTTCTGACTATTTCGTAAGGATGCGAAACAACGCATACACCATTGCCCGCACCGCTATTTCTGGAATGGCTGGCAAAACCGGCAAGGCGGCATACGAGGCATTGCCAAGGGATTTGATTGGTTTTCAGGTTCACGGCATATTGGATGACAGGATTCGTCCGGCCCATCGAGCTAGAAACGGGACCATCTATTACAAGAAACCGCAGTACGAAAATCCTGGCTTAGACCAAATGCCCAATCCGCCTTTGGAAGCCGATGGCTCAATAGCATACAATTGCAGGTGCTGGTTAACTCCGGTCATGGCATTGGATTCCAATAAGTTTTACGACTTTAAAGGTAGACTTATCCCAAACGCAAAAATATTTGATGAATGGTTTTCAACCAGTTCCAAAGACAGGCAGATTTTGGCTATTGGTGTACGAAGGTATAGCGCAGCTGTTAAGCGGTTGAAGAAGGGCGAAAAATTAAAGTGGGAACAACTGCTTGACCCGGTCACGGGTATGCTCCTGGATGAAAAGACAATAAAAGCAGAATCGCCGCAGAAAAGAACAGCTAGGATAAAAAAAGCTAAAAAAGTTATTATCGGGACTTGACAGCATAGACACAATAACCATTATAGAGATATGCAAAATACCGAATTGCTACTTGAAGATTTGAGCGGCCTTGTCCAGTTTGGGGCACAACAAGGCGGCAAGAAACTATTTATAGACCGGGAAAAAGGCATAATCAAGGGCGTAAAAATCATTGGGTTCAACTCCCAGAATGGTAGAAAGTATCTTCCCGAAGCACTAAAAGATGCCGTACCGATGTACGAGGGAATCAAGGTAAACATCGATCACCCGGAAAAAGGCCCGACCCAGCAGCGGTCTAGCCATGATCGTTTCGGCAAGTTCATCAATGTCCGCTTCGTGGAGGGTGAGGGAGTATATGGCGATTTGCTGTATCTCAAGAATCACCCTCTAGCTGAATCAGTCTGCGAAGCTGCTGAACGGGAAGAGCTTAACGATGTATTCGGTATGAGTCACAATGCCCAAGGCGAGGGCATGGTAGACAAGAAGAATATCTTTGTGGTTTCCAAAATCACGGAAGTCCGTCATGTCGATCTCGTCGCAGACCCGGCAACGACAAAGTCACTTACGGAATCGCAAGCTCCAAGAGAGCAGGAAACAGAAGAAGCAGCGGGAAACAGAGTTCGTTATAAGAGCAAAAAACAAGCTGTTGGCGCAAGGCGCAAGTTTACGAAGTCAAAATCAAAGAGCGCAAATAAGCCAACTGGAACTCTGAAAGAAGGCGAAGACGACACAGAGGTTCCCATGCATAATTCAGAAAAAGAAATGAAAGATTTGCATGAGAAAGTCATGCAGATAATCGTCAAGCACGATATGGCTGATGACAAAAAAGCCGATTCAATTATTGATTTGATTTCCAAACAGGTTGGGGGCCAAGAAATGAGCGCAGCAGAAGCAATCGAAGAGAAGATGGAATCCAAGATTGAGGAGGCCAAGGACGATGAAAAGGCTTCCGGCAAACCTTCCATGAAGGATGAAAAAGACGAAGACGAGATGGAGGAGGCTCATGCTGTTTGCGAGAAGTGCGGGTCTTCCTACTCGAAGATGGAAGCAAAAGAAGAAGAGGAAGATGACGAAGACGAAGAGCATGAAGATGAAAAGCAAGACAAGAAGATGATGAAGAAGGAAATTAAGAAGGCTATGAAGGAGTCGAAAGACCCTTCCGAAAGACTCGCATATTACGAAACCAAAGAAGAGATTCGTGAGATTTGCGAAGCTAACAATATTGAATTTGAAGAGACATTTGTCGATGACCTTTCGGGTTTGACTCGCGCCTCTAAGGAGCGTTTGATTAAGCGGATTGCCGCAGCAAATGCTTCAGCAAAACCCAAATGTTCGCCCACTCAGGCTACCTTCCAGGAGTCTAAGGGGGGTGACAAATTGCCAGAAGGTGAGTCTCTGTTCCGTTGGTTGTCTAACTAATCCTAGAAAGGGGTCTTGAGCAATGAGTACGACTTTTGGTGGGGCCAAGCTTTACAAACCAGCAACCGATACGGTTATGAATCTGCCTAGCGCAGCTTCGACCGCCATCACTCCTGGTGATCTACTGTTTTGGGACACAACTAACAAGGTTCTTAAGCCTTTTGATGCCTATGTGGCAACTGGAACGGTTAACACCGATCAAGCTGCTATTCGCGCGGTTTTCGCTGGAGTAGCACTCCAAGGGAAGTTGGCGGCTGATACCACCGCTGGCTACCCAGCTTTCAACGGTGAAGGAATCACCTTTACGCCTGATGCCCTGTACGAGGCTACTTGTGCAGCAGCAACTTTCGAGCCTGGTGATCTGGTTGCAGCTTTGGTTGTAGCAACGGCAGGTGCGGGTAATGTCTCCGCACAGAGCGTTGTGAAGACAACCGATTCTGGTGAGGCACTTGGTTATGTGGTTGAGCGTTACGCATCGAATACCACATCGGTGCGGGTGCGGTTGATCGGGCGATGGTCGCCTTACAACTTCGCTGATTACAACACCATCACCTCGGCCTGATCCCTAACACAATAAGAAAGGTACTGATCCATGAACACGATGAAGCTTCGCAATCTGTACGAGTCTCGCAGTAAAGAAAGCAATGGTCGCTGGCGTTTCCTAACCGAAATGCGCCAAGGCCTTGGTCTTTGCGACAAAGACGGCAATGACAACCGGGATTTCGCCGGTAACCTGAAACTGTCCGAGCGCAGCTTGCGCCCTGAGCAGTTCAGCCTCCAAGAGTTGGCTGAATCCATTATCGGCCCAAGCTGGCGTTCCCTGTTCAATCCCGATTCACGGGCACTTGGACAGTACACCCAAGCCGCGTCGATGATGGAAAACAACGGCTACGCTGGTGACAAGCGGGCCTTGTTGGAAACCACCGGATTCGGTCTTGACCCATCCGCCTTCCTCAACATCAACACCTTCACCGCTATCGTTGGCGGTCTGGTGGAAGTTAAGATTCTGGAAGCGTTCCAGAACCCTGCCCTGATTGCTGATCGTCTGATGCCCGTAGAAGCTACCAAGCTTAACGGTCAGAAGATCATCGGTGTTCAGAACATCGGTGATCGTGGTCGCAAGCGCGCCCCCGGTGAAACCCATACCAGGGCTCAGTTCGGTGAGCGTTGGATTCAGACCCCAGAGACCCGTGAAAACGCACTCGCCATCGATGTGCTGAAAGAAACGGTGTTCTTTGACCTGACTGGCCAAATCCTCCAGCAGGCTGGCAATGTTGGTCTTGAGCTTGCATACCGCAAGGAGTTGGAAGTTATCGACACCATCATCGGTGTGAATAACTCCTTCATCTACAACGGTACGGGTTACAACACTTACCAAACCAGCCGGACCCTGGGTGTTCTGAATGCCCATACCAATCAGCTGATTGACTGGACCTCACTCCAATCGACCGTTCTGCTGTTCTCCCGTATGGAAGACCCCCATACCGGCAAGCGTCTGCTGATCACGCCGAACACGATCTTGGTGAATCCCGCCAAGCTTGCAACGGCTAACCTGATCGTGGGTGCTAACGGAACCGAAAGGCGTACTGCCCCAGGTTCAACCCAGTCTAGTGCCGATGTTCTTAACATCAGCACCGGAAGTGGTAGCCCATACTCCGGTCAGTTCCAGATTCTCTCCAGTCCTCTGTTTGAGCAACGCGCTCTTGCATCGGATGGTTTGAACCTGAACCAAGCCAACTCTGACGGCTTGTGGTTCATGATGGAGGCTGGTAAGAGCTTCAAGTATATGCAGAACTACCCGCTGACCGTTCAGCAAGCTGCACCTAACCAGTACGAAATGCTGGATCGTGGTATCGTTGCAAGCTACTTTGCCAACGAGCGCGGTATCCCAAGTGTTTGGAGTCCTTGGCACGTTGTCAAGAACAACAATGCCTAATTAGAGGTAATGAGCTAATGCAACCCACCCAGCAAAAGCCTCAAGTATCTCAGCCGGTAATGCGCCCTTGGGAAGTCTCAGGAATGGGACTCCCAAGGGTGTTTATCCAAGCTTATACGAGAGAGCAAGCAAGGAACGAATATCGCATTCGTTTCCATTTGCACGAATCAAGACCCGTCACAGCAACGGAGTTTAAAGATGGCAGCTGAAAGCGATCTTGATGCTGCTGTAGACAATCTCGCCGCAGCGATAAAGCAGGCGACGATTGATCCCAAGCCAAATTACACAGTTGATGGTCAGACCGTTAACTGGGGCGATTACCTGCATATTTTGACAACAAAAATGGAAACCCTGGTGAAGGTCCGTCAGCTTGTGGCTGGTCCTTATCAGCGTATGACGAGGATGAAATCCAAATGAAATACGCAGTTGTCAATGCCTCAGCAAGTGGATCAAACACAGTTGTTGCAGCAGTTGCAAACAAAAGGATTCGTGTTCTTTCTTATGTGATTATTGCTGCTGGTGATGTATCCGTCACTTGGCAATCTGCCTCAACTGCCATTAGCGGTGCAATGGCATTGGCAGCAAATGGTGGTGCTGCTCCCTCTGCTGGACAAGCCGTTCCAGCCGGACTGATTGGTCAATTTGAAACCAACCAGGGTGAAGCACTCACCATGAATCTTTCTGCTGCAATCGCAGTTGGTGGTCATTTAACCTATCTGGTAACTGATTAATGGCACTAGGCGTACTTTTTGAGCTTCGGTACGAATCTCCCAAGGGTGTGCCGGATTGGTATACCCCTGCGAAGGTTTCCACGAAGATCAGGAATGTAGCCAAGGACATTATCAATCAGCACAAGCAAGATATAAACCGGAATTACTACCCCAGCAGAGTTGCATCAAACCCTGGTGAATTCCCCAAGAAGAGAACCGGCAAACTTCGCAAAAGCGTCAGAATGCAACCAACCAGCATTACAGCTAAAGCCTTTAAGAAGATAACCCAGCTTGTTGTTGAGCTTGGATACGACGAGCAAACCTTGGGTTCCTATCCCTACTGGAAAGCGTTGCGCTCAGGCAAAAGCATGAGGGGCCCAAGGCTGATGCTTGATGCTACTGCCATGAGCGTCATCCAAGTTTCCTTGGCCAAAAGCAATCCTGACCCGTGGACCCCTCAAGCGGAATGGAAGCCGCTTTCGTGGAATGTCAGGGGGACGAACAAATGATAACACTAGATATTTCTGGTGACTTTGCAATCTTCGATAACACCGAAACTATTACCATCCAGAACAAGGACGAGAATCCGATAAGCATTGATAATGTCAAAAGGCAGTCTGCAATGCTTGGGACGGATTTGGGTGGTTCTTCTCTGGTTTACGGGGCAGCAATTGAATTTCAAGTATGGAAAGATCCCGTTCAGTCATGGTATTTTACTGATGGTGAAGGAAATAAAGTAATTTCAGATGACCAATATACAGAAATTGATTTCGGAGGGATTGAATTTATTCCAAAGCTCAATGCCAGAATCACGGATCAGTTTGGCAAGCATTATCGCGTCGATTCAATTGAAGACATGGCTTGGCGCACAAAGTGGAGCCTAAAAGCAACATCCGAAGCTTCGGAAGGCACTAACTAATGTCCAGCGTTTTCTTTGAGATAATCAGCGCGGTTAGGGACAGGGTTAAAGCTCTGCCGAAGGCGAATAATTGTGTCATCAGAAAGCGGCCAATACTGCTCCAAGAAGACTCTTTGCCGGTAATCATCATCTCACCTGGCCAAGAGCAGGTGGCAGAAGAGGCATTCCAGAACACAGTTGTCTACAATTACTCAGTTGAAATAAGCATCATCCAAGCTGGAAATCGTGTCTATGAGGCTGATGTAGCCACCCTGTTTGATATCAGGCAATCCATAAGAAATGTCCTTTTTCAGCCTCTGCTGGATGGTGCTGTGACAGTATTTGAC